GCTTCGGAGGAAAGCCGCGCGGCTTCGGATTCGGTCGCGGTGGATATCGTGTCCGGCTTTGTTTCGGCGGTTGAAGCCGAGCAAGAAGAAGCGGCGGCGGATATGGAATAGCCCCACCGCATAAGATCCAAAACAGCCCCCCGGCGGCTTCGGCTTCCGGGGGGTTTTTTGGTTTCAAGATAACACGTTCAAGTGTTACACGTTGGGGTGTTATACGTTCGAGTGCTTCTCATCGGTTGGGGTTACTATGTAACCCCCTAAAATCCGGCCGGGGGGGTAGGGGTTCAGATGCCGCGAAAGCCTACTGACAAGATGCGACGCTTTGCCGAAGGTATCGTGAAGGGTGAATTCGAAACAATGTCAGACGCCTACCGGGAAGTGTACTCTGACCGGGGGAGCGTGCGGACCACTCAAAACGAGGCGTCTAGGCTTTGGAGGAATCCCCTAGTACAAGCGGCGGCGGAGGCCGCGCGCCGGGAAGTAGAAGCCCAGCGCCGGCGGAGACTAGCGGCCGAGCGTGACCGAATCCGGGACCGCCTATGGGCCGAGGCTGACAACGCCGAGCGCGCATCGGATCGCATCGCGGCTTTGCGATTACTCGGGACGCAGGCCGGGGTGGACATGTTCGCCCAGCGCATAGAAGTGTCACCCACAGAAAGCCGCGCGACTGGCGCCGAAGTGTTGGCCGATGTCGAGGCTATGCTGGATCGCGCTCTGGGGGCGGAGGTAGAGAGCGATCAAGAAGATACCCCCACCCCCCCCACCCCCCTTTTGGCGGAGCGCGCAGGGAAAAACCCTCAACACCAAAATGCTCAAGAAATTACCAGTTCTGAAGCATTTACAGCCCCCAAGGGTAATATGCCGGAGTAAATCATTATGCCGGAACCCATTGAGTTCGGTAAACTAATTATACGTATCCAGAACTTGGAGCACAGGGCTCGTAATGACAGGATGGTGATTCACCTACTGGAAGACGAGATAGACAAACTGCAATTAGACCTAGAGCGTTTCAAGATAAAGATCACTACTGCCGTAGCGGTAACTGGATTATTTATCTCGGGCATTGCATGGGTTTTAGAGTCTCAAGTTTTCTAGAAAAACTTTCAATAAAAAATGAGATTCCCGTACACGAAGTCTTCGAGCCAGAATGGGATCTTTTTAGAAAGTGCCAAGGGAACCCTTAGGGGCCCCAAAAATAAATTTTTTAAAAAAAAATTAAGTATGCGTTTTTTAAAGGTTTTCCCTTTCCTGTGGCATTAAATTTCTTTAAATAGGGGTGTTGTCAAGGGGGGGTAGTTTGTTATAGTGGGGACAGCAAGTCTGCTTGGGTAGATGCTTCCTAGGTGATTGTGTGCTTCGTAAGCAAGCTGACTTGGTTCTGGCGGCGCTTTGGTGCGCCACCAGAAAGTAGGCTTCGGTTATTCGCGAAGTCTTCTAGTCGCGAAGTCTTCGTGTCCCGAAGTCTTCGTGTCCCCTTTTTGGGGGGAAATATATCTTGAGTCTACCGCCGGGTCTTTCTAAGTTAGAACCTTATTTAGATAGACTTCACGAACTTCCTGTAGAGCAGCTTGAGCAAGTAAGAGATCTTCTCAAGCGATACGAGGAATTAAACAGGCAGGAAACCTGCCGCGACGATTATCTTGCCTTTGTGAAAGAGGCATGGCCGGGATTTATCGAAGGCAAGCATCACGAGATGATGGCTCGTGCTTTCGAGAGAGTGGCAAAGGGTGAGTTGAAGAGACTCATTATCAATATGCCTCCCCGTCATACGAAGAGTGAGTTTGCGAGCTTTCATCTTCCGGCATGGTTCCTTGGGAAGTTTCCCAACAAGAAAGTGATTCAGACTGCCCATACGGCGGAGCTTGCTGTGGGGTTCGGTCGTAAGGTTAGGAACCTTGTAGGGAACGAGGATTATCAGAAGATATTTCCTGGGGTAAAATTGCAACAGGATTCCAAGGCCGCTGGTCGTTGGAATACGTCAGATGGGGGAGAGTATTTCGCTATCGGAGTTGGTGGGGCAGTAACAGGTAAAGGTGCGGACCTGTTAATTATTGATGATCCCCACTCCGAACAGGAAGGACAAAGTTCAGACCCGGAGGTATTTAACCGGACCTACGAGTGGTACACGTCAGGTCCGCGACAGCGCCTCCAGCCGGGCGGTGCCATTGTCATCGTAATGACGAGATGGCACAAGAGGGATCTTACGGGTCAAATCTTGAAGTCCTCTGTCCAGAGAAGTGGTGCCGGAGAGTGGGAGGTTATCGAGTTGCCTGCCATCCTACCTTCTGGCAATCCACTCTGGCCGGGATTCTGGTCACTGGATGAGCTTGAGAAACTTCGCTCTGAATTGCCTGTCGCGAAGTGGTCGGCTCAATACCAGCAGGATCCCACCTCCGAAGAGGGGGCCATCGTTAAGCGAGAATGGTGGCGGCGCTGGACAGAGGACTCCCCACCCCCCTGTGATTTTATTATTCAATCATGGGATACGGCGTTTTTGAAGAAACAAAGGTCGGATTATTCGGCCTGCACGACTTGGGGTGTTTTTTACACACCCGATGATTCCGGCCTGGATAGGGCCAATGTTATTTTGCTCGATGCTTTTAAATCGAGAATGGAATTCCCAGAACTCAAGAAAAGGGCTTTTGACGAATGGTCCCGGTGGAAGCCAGACGCTTTCATCGTTGAAGGCAAAGCAGCAGGAATGCCACTGATCTTTGAACTCCGTTCTATTGGCATACCCGTTCAGGAGTACACGCCTTCCCGGGGGAATGACAAAATTGCCCGCGTAAACGCTGTCTCGGACCTCTTCGCTTCGGGAACAATATGGGCACCAGAACGGCGTTTTGCTGAAGAGGTGATTGAGGAATTTGCCTCATTCCCCTCCGGCGAGCATGACGATTTAGTCGATTCCTCTACCCAAGCCCTTATTCGTTTTCGGCAGGGTGGGTTTATTCCCCTGCGTACAGATGATGACGAGGATGACCATATCCCCGTTAAAGCGGATTATTACTAATGAAAAAAGTCGCCTACGCCCCGTCCGAAATTCACGGGACGGGGGCCTTTGCTCAGGAAGATATCGAAGAGAACGAATCAGTTGGGCCGTTGGTTGTTGGCCTAAAAGCTGGTGGCCTTCTGGGTATGAACCGTACCGAGCTAGGCAAGTACATTAATCATCAAGATCAGCCCAACGGTCGGATGGAACAAGTTCCCGGTTCCGCCGAGGACTTTTACCTACGATCTCTCAGCCCCATTGTATCCGGCTCAGAGATTACGATGGATTACAACGACACTCCTTACTTTGTAGCAAAACCCCAGGATATTGATCCTGAGGGCTACAAGGATTGGAAGTGACAGTTGTAAAGTGGTACCAGCCGGGAGACGAGGAAGTAGACGGTTGGGAGTTCCAATATTCAATCAATGGAATTGACTGGATATATTATGAAGATACTTTATCACCAGTTCCTTGTGAGATATGTTGGCAAACAAGTATAGAACTTCCAGATGATGCTTATCTTTTTAGAGCAAGATCTTTTAGGGAAGACATTCCATCTGATTGGTCAGACATAATGACTTTGCCAGAACCCGATCCGGTAAGTGTAATAGCTTTCGCAATTCTTCTTTTGGCGATTATGCCCAAAAGTTTTTATTTAAAATTAAGAAATAAGAGGAAATAACCGTGGCTAAGAAACAAGGTTACTTGGACCGTGAGGCCGAAAAAGTTGGTGAAACTAACCGTATTGAAACCGAAGCTATGCGGATTGAGCGGTTGGCCGGTGTTAAGGGCGTCCAGACTGCCCGTGATCGCGCTCGTGAATCACGCGGAGCCCGGAAGCATGATCGTGGTACCGGCAAGGGCGAATACGGATTCAAGAAATAATAAATGGCAATTGATAGAGCCCTAGAAGACGGACCCATGTCCTCCTCAGATTTTGAGGAAGGTGAGGTCGAAGTCCAAGTCGTAAACCCTGAAGCTGTTTCAATCGAAACAGAAGACGGGGGTATGGTGATTGACTTCAATCCCGAAGCCGAAAGCATGTGTGAAGAATTCGGCGATAACCTTTCCGAGTACATGGAGGACGATGCACTGTCCCGTGTTTCGGCAGAATTGGTTGGGGCATATCTATCAGATAAGGGAAGTCGTAAAGACTGGGAAGAAACTTACATCAAGGGCCTAAAACAACTTGGTCTAAAGATTGAGGAAAGAACTTCTCCGTGGGAAGGTGCCTGTGGTGTTACCCACCCTATTCTTTCCGAAGCTGTCGTCCGGTTTCAGTCTCAAGCTATCGGTGAGATCTTTCCTGCCTCTGGTCCTGTTTCGACAAAAATTGTTGGGAAGATCACTGACGAGAAGGCTAAGCAGGCTTCCCGCCTACAAGAGTATATGAATTACTTGGTGACCGAGGTGATGCGTGAGTATCGCCCCGAAACCGAAAAGATGCTCTTTTCCCTGCCGCTTGCAGGTTCTGCTTTCAGAAAAGTGTACTGGGATCCCTCAATGGGACGCCCTTGTTCAATGTTTGTCCCCGCAGAAGACCTAGTTGTGTCCTACGGAGCGGCTTCTTTGGAAACGTGTGAACGAATTACGCACGTTATGAAGAGAAATCGCAACGATGTTAGGAAGATGCAGGTCGAAGGCTTCTATTCTGACATCGAATTGGGTAGTCCGACCCCCGATGAGAGCCAGATCCAAGAAGAATATGACAAACTTACGGGTGAATCGCCTAGTTATGAGTTCGATGGTCGGTACACACTGCTAGAAATCCACACAGATCTTGATCTTGAGGGGTTTGAGCACGAACAAGATGGTGAAAGTACGGGAATTGCACTGCCTTATGTAGTCACAATTGAATTGGGTTCCCGAAAAGTCCTGTCTATTCGCCGAAACTGGGTAAAAGACGATCCTCATTTCGCTGCAAGACAGCATTTTGTCCATTATGAGTACGTTCCGGGTCTGGGATTCTACGGATTCGGCCTAATTCACATGATTGGTGGCTTGGCCCGCTCCGCTACTTCGATTCTGCGCCAATTGGTGGACGCCGGGACGCTCAGCAACCTTCCGGGTGGACTTAAATCCCGTGGATTGCGTATTCGCGGAGACTATACTCCTATTACCCCCGGCGAGTTCAGAGATGTGGACGTGCCGAGCGGAGCGATCCGGGACAATATCCAGTTCTTGCCATACAAAGAGCCTTCTGGCGTCCTTTACCAACTTCTGGGCAATATTGTGGACGAAGGAAGGCGGTTTGCGTCACTTACTGACCTTCAGATCAGTGATATGAACCAGCAGGCACCAGTTGGCACGACTCTTGCCCTTCTTGAAAGATCAATGAAGGTGATGGCTGCGGTTCAGGCTCGCCTGCACGCCTCGATGAAGAGAGAGTTTGAGATTCTTTCCGGCATCGTCAAAGATAACGCCCCTCATTCTTATCCCTACGATCTAGATGGCGATGAGATGATGACTGAGCAGGACTTTGATGACCGGGTGGATGTGATTCCGGTGTCAGATCCGAATGCCGCCACGATGTCCCAGAGGATCATGCAATATCAGGCTGCACTCCAGTTGGCTGGGACTGCACCTCAGATGTATGACATGCCTCAGTTGCACCGACAGATGCTGGATGTTCTTGGCATTAAAGATCCTGAGCAGATTATTCCTCTTGAGGATGAAATTCCTGCCAGAGATCCGGTTGTTGAGAATATGGACATTCTTAATGAGAAGCCAGTGAAGGCATTCCAGTGGCAAGACCACGAGGCCCATATCACTACACACATGTCGGCTTCTCAAGATCCGAAGATTCAGGAGCTTGTTTCTCAGTCTCCCAAGGCTGC